CAGAACCCAGTCCGGTAGTAATCGATTGTCCGGTTAATAAAACATCATTTGCGATACCCCAACCATCATTGCCCCATGTTGATCTACCCCAACCTTCATTAACTTCAGCAGAAACCGTTGCACTCGTAACTGTGAAAGTACCAGCAATACCAGTGACAGTAACATTAATACTTTCTGTGGACCCGTTCCATTCTCCCCAGCCCCAATATTGACGACCCCAACCTACATTAATTTCATTGGTTATGGTAACTGAAGCAAGGCTCATTGTTAAAGTTTGCCCAGTAGGAATAACATCTCCTTCAGCACCCAAAGCGTTTTCGCCCCAAGTTAAAGCACCCCAACCAGCTTCATTATATACAACCACGGTAGGTGTACCGAGCGTTGTACCAATAGTGTTTCCTGAAAGTAAAGTTGTTCCATACGCTCCCCATGCTGCAGAGCCCCATGTTTCACGACCCCAACCAGTAGAAGATTTAGTTACTACGGTACCTAAACCTATGGATATAGATTGACTATTTAAAACAAAAGTATTAGTTGCTTCACCCCAGTCTTGTTTACCCCAACCAGCTCGGCCCCAACCAGAGGAAGATATTCCAACTACGCTAGCTAAGGATGTGGTAATACTTTGACCAGTAACATCCAGAGCCATATCATCTTGATTACCCCATGCACCTGAATTCCATGCAGCTGCCCCCCAGACTTGAGCATCCATGGACATAATGCCACCCATGCTAATACCGTGGGTATAACAACCAAAATAAAAACCAGTAAAATCAGGAGGAGTAATTTCTATATATCGAGTAGTTGCAGCATTAAAATCTGCAGGTGTTAACCAATCTCCATAACCTACTACTCCGTCTAAGTAATAGACTACGTTAGTGGAAAAAACTCCAGCTCGAAATGTAGAAAGAGTTGTGCTGTTAGATGTAGAAAAAACTAACGGATGATTGTCGTTGGATGAATCACTTAAATCGAAACGGAGCGTGGCATTCGCTAACCATGTGACTGTCCAGTCACCAGGCCTCGCTCCGTCGATATAATATACATTCCCAGTTCCACTAGGGTACTCGGAACCACTAGCTACGGTGATAGTAAGTGTTTTATCAGCCATAGCTGATTATCTCCTTATGATAATCTCAAAATTGCTGTAGTCGATGTCGCCGCTGGAAATTGTACAGTAAATGTGCCTGAAGTAGCAGTTTTATCTGCTCCAAAATCTAACACACAAACTGCTGTTTTTCCAAATGTGGAATTGTAAAGTAATGCACCTCTCGCGGTAATGGTTACCCCAGTCCACGATCGATCAGCAAAATCTACAAACGCTGTTGTTGCAACTAGAGATGTTGTTTGACTTGCTAATACTCCACCTGCAGCTACATATTGCCCAGACGCACTTACTTCATTACCTGTGGTATAGGAAGTAGTTGCTGAACTTAGTGTTGCTGCGGAAGTGTATAAAGCCAGTTTAAAAACGTCTGCTCCATTTGTAAAGTCTTGATCTCCATCTAATAATTCTTTTTTAAATGAAGCACAGACTGCTTGTGTAATCGCCATAATATTCTCCTTGTAAGTTTAAATTTATTTTAAGTTTCTCCATTCGTCCGGGGAAGGTGACGGAACTGGTACTCTAGGTACCCCATCCGTATATTCACCACGTCTCCTTCGTCCCATCTGTTCTAACGCAAAAGCTTGTCTTTCTTCATTATACTTGCCCATATAGAGCTTGTACATATCCATCGGTCCTTTTAAAAAGGCGTAGGCTTCACACATAACTCCATAGAATAAAAGATCAGGAGCTTTTTGACTTAGATAAGTTGTCGTGTTTTTAGCTGGGAGAGCCGCTGCATCGGTTGAACTGTAAAAATGTTCAGGAACACGAATATAATTAATTTGACATGTATCTGCAGCAGCCGGTGTAGGTGCCACTACTATATACTGATTATTATTACTTCGATGCCAATGGCCCCAGTATTTAGGAGTACCGGTTGTAGTATCATTAGGGGTATATTCACTAATAAAACTCAAATCACGTTCTTGTAAGAACGTTCTCACATTCCCAGAGGAAACATGTTGAACTGAACGTACAATCATTAAATCTGTAGGTAATAAAACATATCGATTATTAGCTACAAAATTGGAAGTAGACTGTCTACGATCAGAATTAGAATCTACTTCTTTAGAAATTTTCATTTCTGTATCCAGAATAAACCCATTAATAATACTATCTGTTAAGACACTACTCGTGACTTCTGTGTAATCTCTAATTTTAGTTAATAACTCAGCATACGTCATGTGATAGATACCGTTACCTTTCCAAGATAGCTTTGAACAACTCTTTTCTTATTCATGGATAAAGGAGTTTCTCCTGGTTGCATTCCTGTTGTTCCTGTCGTATAGCCTTCCGATAAAAACTGACCGGGCCAATATTGAGGACCCAACGCTACTAAAATTCCTGTTTTATGTTGTGGTCTTGGATGTTGTAAAGCTACAGCATCTGCGGAATGATAAGGAGGATTTAGTTGAGGTTGTTTAGGTTCAAACTCAGATGTATGAACCCACATGCCTGTCCATTCCCGTACCATTTCTCGATAAGGAAAAGCCATTCCTGATCGATCAGAAATCATTAATGCATATTTACCTGTTGCCCATGTTCCCATTAGCTCACCGTTGGATAATAAGTTTGTGGAGAAATATAAGCACTCGTTCGTGCACCATCCTCCGTAAGTGCTCGTTGTAAAGAATCTTCATACAACAATTTTAAAGTTTGAATTCTATCTGGAGCTCTTTTTAGAGCTAACGCCGATGCAACCCCTGCACATAAAGCAGGTAAAAATCTGTTAGGAGCATCGGGATCATTCGTATAAGCGCCCGCATCTTCAACTCTTTTAACTGCATAATATTTTAAATAAGTATAAGTAACTTTATCGGGATTAGGATATAAATAAATTTGAGGAACCGCTGGATCGACGCCTTGTCTATCTATAAAATATTGTGAAGGTTGACTTGAAGTTCCTTTACCTGCTAGAGCAGCATATTGAGATCTATCAATTTTTGTTAAAGAAACATCATTAGAATCGGTATTGTTATTAATTAAAGTTCCATTATTGGAAATATAGGCTTCCATAACGTCACTTGTACCAGTGTCCGCAGCATATTTACTCGTGCCTGCAGTAAGTTCTTGAGCAACCAATACTACTTTCCATAGATTGATGCCCCTATTATTCCAGTCCTGAAGAATTAAATTTAAGCTACGTCTTCCGGTTTTAAGATCATACCCACTATTAGTACGAATACCGCAACGTTCGTACGCTTCCTCGACAATCTCGTCGATCGATAGATTGAATGTTGTTGTGCCTGATGTAGCCATTGGTCATTATTTTTTCTTTTTAGCTTTTTTTTCGCCGCCTTTTTTCATCTTCTCCATACTTGCAACTCTAGCACCAGCTTTATCAATTTCCATTTGAGCTCGTGTTGCAAATTTAGGGGCGATGTGTGACTTCGCGTAATTCTTCATTCCCATAGTTTCCTCCTAAAATACACCTTTAAAATTAAATCCTGTTACTGCTGCGCCTTTACGTCCTTGTCTTTCGTCCGCCAAGTTCGCATGTGTTCCTAGTGATTTAAAAGGAACACTGTCTTTTCCTAGTACTTCGTTACCACTTACTGCTTTAACCATTTTTCCGGTCTTAGCGTTTCTTGCCTTGTTTCTTTTAGCCATTAAAGCCTCCCTGCTTCTTGCTGCTGCCGCCAATGTTTCATGGCCTTTTTTTGAAATCTTTCCTGTTGCTTTATCTCGATATGGATCGAAAGCTTTGGTTACTAAATGTCTAGCTCCCATAGTTCCAGCATACATACCTAAACCAATTGGTCCACCTGCTAAGGCTAGACCTCTTTTACTTAAGCCAGTTGATAACGTTTTAGCTCGACTTAAAAATTTTGAAGGATCAGCTCCTTTAAATTTGCTGGCAACTTTCATTGAAGTTGATTTAGTTCCAACCTTCATCAT